CTCTGCCTTCTTCACCTTCTCTGCTGCCTTAGCCTTGCTGTTTTCGGCTACCGCAACCCTATTGGTGGCTTGGTTCAGTCTTAGCTGAGCAGCCACTCCTTCTCCCGTTTCAAGCAGTCCTTTCTCTCTAAGTTCGTTTACCTGCTCCTCTGCGAGGGCTTGTTCTGCCTTTGCTACGTTTATAGCAAAGTCGTAGCCCGCTTCATTCGCTTCGTAGTCTGCCTGTGCCGCCTTGAGTTCATCCTTGGCTATCTTCAAGTTTTTTGTCGCGTTCACGTACTCTCTGACCGCAGCAAGCATATTGTTGCCAAAACCACGGTCGGCAATCGCGTTGTCAATCTTTTCAATCGCCTCTACGTATGCCTTCATGTTTGTCGGGTCGAGGTCCTTGTCTGTATTGATGACCTCCTGCAGCCTTGCGCGAAGTTTCTTCAAGGAATCCGTTGCGATATTCTCCATATCCGCAAAGGTTCTTACATAGTCCTCGCTGTTCTTGAACTCCTGAACATTAACACCTGACATTTCCGTTCCCTGCTTCTTGTAGGTCTGTCCGATAAGCATATCTTTTGCTGGCTGCGACTGAGAGCTTCTGATAATATCGTCGCGCATCTTGGAATACTTGGCGACAATGTCCATCCTTTGCTGCTCATAGTCCTTGGCCTTGGAAAGTTCCTTCTGCCAAGTTTCAACCTGCTTGGCGTAGTTTGAAACACCTTGCTCGGCTATCTTTTTGGCGGTGGCTCTGTTCTTTTCGATGATATTATTCTCGTACTCGTCGTAGATTCGCATAAGCTCGGTATAGTCAACGTCAAGGGTGTCGTAATTGATAGCCTTTGAAAGGTCTATCTTAACGCCCTCATCGCTTGACTTAAATACCTCTTCTATCTGCTTGATGATATTCTTCTGCAAGTCCTCACCACTCTGTCCGTAGACTGACATGGTTACTCCAACTGAGAGGTCGTAATCTCCCGTCTGAGTGAAGATTTTGTCAAAGAAATCTTGGGCTGCCTCAGAGCGGGAAACCTGCTCAGAAAGCTGCTTTAGCTTGGCTTCCAATTTCTTCTGTGTTTCGTCTATATCCATCTTGTCAATATCAAGCTGGAGCGCAAGTACCGCCTTTTCAGACTTTGGGAGTTTAGCCATAGCCTTCTTTATGGAAGCCATATAGTCGCCAATCTCCTTCGTGTTCTTAGGAACACCAAAACTCGGAAGGTCAAACTTATACTTAGACGAAAGCTCGCGCATATTCTTTAGCGTATCCGAGTACATTCTCTGCGTATCTGCCAAAGCCTTTGTATTTCCTTCACTCTTTGCGAGTTCCTCATACTCCTTGTTGATATTCTTTAGGCTTGAAATCATCTCTTGAAGAATACCAAGACGTGGGTCTGATTGATTGCTTTTTTTATTTTTGTCAAAACTTGGCATAAGAGCAAGAATCGCGCTGTAAAACTCCTTTAGTTTCTCTGCGTCTTTCAGCTTGTCTTGAAGAGCCATATAATCGAGAGAAACCATAGGTGTTACCGCAAGAGCTGCATTGAGCGACTTAATTGTTTCCGCAAGGCCTTCTACTGTTTCCTTTATCTTCTTCTGATAATCCTTTAGAGAATCATCAAAACCCATCATATTGCTCTTTACTTTATCCATACCTACGCCCATGTTGTTTGCGACATCTACAAACTTTGACCTAAAGTTGCGAACAATTTCATCATCCGGCACAAGTCCGTTGTACTGCTTCTGTATCTCAAGAATGAGCTTTCTAAGCTCGGGGAATCTTCCCTTAATTGCATCAAGAATACTATCAAAATTGATGCTGCTGATAGTTTGCGGATTAGCCTCGTTTATCGACTTAACGACATTAAACCATTCATCCTTGATTTCTATGCCCGCATTTGCGAAATCTTCCTTTAAAGCCTCAATCCATTGCTTGATTTGAAAGTTCTTCGTTGCTTGTCCTCCAAGGAACGTAGACGGGTCTAAGGCGACACCACCCTTCCCTTTGACTATCAGTTTATCCATGGCTGTGTCAATATCGTCAAGCTGCTTCTTGTATTCACCAAGAAGCCCGATATAGGGTTTAGTCTTTTCCTCTACACTACTAATTTCGGAACTCATGTTCCTGTAATTGTCTACTATATCCTTGAGCATCCGATAATATTCATCCGTATAACCTGCATTACCAAAGCGCAGCGAATCGCGTATCTTTTCCGCAAGGTCGTCGCTGACGTTTGTTACACTTTTGAAAGCCTCAATCCAAATATCAGCAAAATCCTTTGAGGAATCTTTGGAAAGTTTCTCTACGGCTGCGAATACCCTTGAAATTTCGTCATCATCAAGTGTCTCTACGGGTGACCATGCCTTACCCTTAAAGAAGCTGAAATCTGAACCTTTCTTCAAGAACTCACGCAGCGACCTTTGCGATGTGATGATTTTATCCGTATAACTTGAAGTTATCGAATCTATCTCCTTCTGCATGGTGCGCTGTGCTATATACTCCCTTATCGCGTTTGTCAAAGGCTCGTATCCTTCCTTGCGCATTTTACGGAGATTCTCGATATTCAAATCTTCCTGCGGAATAATATCCTTGTATGTTCTCTTCAACTCACCTAAAGCGTCTTTCTGCGCCTTTGAGCCATCCGCAGCCGATAACGCGGCATCCGCCAAGCGATTAAAGTTGAATACAGACTTGCTCGTCTCTGTCGCTCCGCTATTTTCGATTTCCCTAAGTTCCTTTTCAAGTGCGTGCGCCTTATCGTAAGCGTTTTTAATCGCTGCGCCAAGTGCTACAATAGCTCCGATAAGCAGAGTGACCCAGTTGGCCTTCAACGCCTCTTTCAGCTTCCCAAGTGAGCGTGTCCAAAGAGTTGTCTGCTGTGCTGCGTATTTCTCCGCGACAGCCGCATCAAGGGTGGCCTTCGCATTGGCTTTTCTCGCAAGTACGGACTGCAGTTCCGCTGCCGTTCCCTTCTGTCTTACAACCTTTTCCTCTTCAAGAATCGCATTGTAGTTTATACCTGCTACCCGGCACTTGTCAATCGCCGCTTTTTCAAGAGCCATTGATGCTACGTGCGATTTATGCTTCATGATTATCGCACTAAGCGTCGCGCCGAATATAAGCAGTTCACTGCCAAATAGCTTCCAATTCTTCAAGAGGTATGTCATTGTGGTTATCCACTCTTTCATCGCGCTGTTAACGGATTCAGTGTTACCAATCTCATCATACATAACAGAGGCGGCATCACCAAGCTTCTTCCACATACCATAAAGCGTGTTTCCCTGCTTCTCCTGCATATTATAGAAGATACCGCCAGCGTCGGTCATGTCCTTAAAGATGTCCTCTACCATATCGAAGCCAACCATGCGCTTGCTGACCTTATCCATCACATCAGCGGTGCTTACCGCATGACCCTCAATCTCTGTAAATTTCTCCGCAAGAAGTTCAAGCATTGGTATGCCTGCCTCAGTGTACTGACGGATTTCGGCTGCACGCAAGTAACTTGCCGCTTTTGTCTGTCCATAAGCAAGCACGATGCGCTGCATATCAACACCCAAGCCGACTGAAACATCTGCAAGTCGCTTGGTGGTATCAAAAAGCTTGTCCGTTTCAATACGATACGCGGCAACCTGCTTGGTATATGTTGTCAAGTCCATAATACTAAGTGGAGACTTTAGCGCAAAACTCTTAATCTGACTAAAGAGTTGGTCTGCCTTTGATTGGTCTTGAATAATTGCGCCCAAAGAAACTCGCTGCAGTTCAAACTGAGCAGTAACGTCGCGAACTTTCTTTAAGAACTGACCCATCATGCCAACAGAAGCATAGACAGCCATACGCTTGATAAGTCGCTCAACGTAGGTAGTTTGATTATGGTACTCTTGGCTTACCTTGCTTACGGCTTGTCTATGCCTTTCATGTTGCTGTGTTGCTGTATCTGTAAGAGTTTTAACTTTCTCATTAGCTCTTTCAAGTGCTTCCCGCAAACGCTTTACTTCGGCGGCAATTTTGGTAAACTTAGAGCTGTCAATCTTTGTTTCATTAAGGCGTTTCTGCTGTATCTGCAATTTAGCCGTAATAGACGCAATAGAGTTTTCCTCAGCCTTCAAGATGCGCTGAATCTCCTTACCTTGCTGAGCCTTCTTGTTATACGCTGCCTGACTTGCTTTGTTCTCCTTGTCGGAAGCCTTCTGCAAACGCTCTCTTAGCTTAATCTCATCCTCTGCGTTTTTTCTGATTTTTGCTGCCACCTGACTTAACTTCTGCCCATAAGTTTCAAGTGCAACAGTTTCTTGGTTGAACTGCTGCACAAGTTCCTTTGCTGCGTCAGTAAGTTGATTGGTTCCTTTGATAAACTTGTCCGAGTTAGGCATTTCGTTCCACTGTTTTTCAAGGCTTTTCATATTCTCCCTGATGTCCTTGGAAGCTGCGTCAAAAATGCTTTCGAAATGCTCAAAATCTCCGCTGTTGAATGTAAGTGAGAAGGTTATAGGCTTGTCGCCTATGGCTTTTTGCAGCCTTTTGAAAAAAACCTCCGCCTCCCTTTCGGCTTTCTGTGCGCCACTCTGTAAGTCAAACCCTATCGGGAATTCCATGCCTGTTGCCATACGCTATTGTTTTTAAAGTTAAACTCCTATTTGTTAGTCGGTTACACCCTCACGCATAACCTCCTGAATCTCTTCCTCCTTACTCTTCTTGCCCATCTTGGTTTTAAGTCCGAACCGACGCAGGATGTTTCCAACCTCCTTGTCGCTCTTGGGCTTATAGTCCTCGGGCTTTTTCTTTTCCTCAAACTCCTTGTAGTCGTAGTCGTAATACTGCTTGTCAATAGCCATTAAAGCTGTCTGATTCACAGTATCAAGGTACCAATATTTGAGCCATGACCAAAAGTTGTAGTTCCCGTAGATAAACTTGATTCTCTCGTTTACCCCATTCTCTTGGAACATACACTCTACTTGCCTTCCTCCGCCTTTTTCGGTGAAGCGTCCTCTGCCAACATATTTTCCGCTGATTCCTTCCTCAACGCACTCTCGCTGACGCTTTTTCCAACCAAGGTCGTAGAAAGAGCGAGTTGAGCCTTTGTAATCTGCCAATTCTGTAAAAAAAAAGCGTAACCACGATTGTTTGCGCCAGCGTCATTGATAGTAAACGTATGCTCACTATCTCTTAGGTCAAGACGTTTCCATGTAAACCAAAAAAGGAATGGCACGAAAAGAGCCTTGTTACCGAGTATGTAATAGGCTGCGGTCTTTGAGTGCAGCGTTCTCAGCTTCTTGCTTATCTTGTTGGCTCTGCGAAGGGTTATCTCCTTCTTGGCCTCATTCTCCAAGAATAATGCCTCATTGTTAAGGCAGTGTATCTTGGTGGCTACCTTGTTGCTGATTTGCTTTACCTTGTAGGTCTTTCCGCCTACTGAAACAGTACATGGTGCCCTAAACTGAATCTTCTCGTTGCTGTTAAGTAATTCTTCTATTGTCATTTTAGTGTGGTAGTGGTTGCACCCCTTCTTGTGGGCGCAGGGTTAAAAGAAAAGGGCAGCGGTGAAACTCACCACCGCCCTCCTATGCCTCGCTTTGCAGTCGCTTAGTGACTACGCCTCTGCTGCGTCAGTGTCGTAAGCAGGCTTGCCGCTGAACTTCATGCAAGTACCAAGGTTCTTGGTATCAATGTACTCGGCAGTAGCAGCGATGTGGATTCTCCACAACTTGCTGTCAAGGTTGAGGTTGGCAACAATCTTAGCCTTCGGGAAGAGCAATACCTTGTTCGCCTCGTCATTGACAATGGCAATAGGACGAGTGATAACCGGCAACTCTGTACCGAACTTCACGATGTCTGTAATGCCTGTGATAGTCTCCTGCTTGCCGTCTGCAAGTGTGATTGTCTCGCCCTTGAAGAAGGTCTTGATAAGTGCGTTCTCTGTTGATGCGATGTCGCAAGAGAAAGCATAAGTACCTGATGTCGGGTTGATAACGATAACGTCACCCTGCTCGTCCTTGATAGAATCAAGAGAAGGCTCATCACCATCCCAAGATGTTGAATCCTCTACAATCTGACCGAGTGAAGAACCGTCTGCGATGACAGCGTCAAGAGTGGTAGAAGAGTCGATGCTTACCTCATCGAAGAGGACGATGTCGCTCTGACCGTTGAATACCTCGGTAATACCTGCGTTTTTAATCTTTCCCATAATATTACGTTTTAGAAATTAATACTCATTTGATTAGCTGTGTCAGCCGATAAGCAATGTTAAGAACAGTAGTCGCGTAACCCGTGGTGGTGTTCACCGTAATGGGGGTAATCGGAGTGGTTGTCAGTTCAAAATAATATCTTAATCCGTTGTAATCCACGGTCTTTTTGTTGATTAGCTCTTCAACTTGCGCAACGAGTAGTTTCATGCGGCTTTTCTTTGCGGTACCATCCGTATTCGATGTCGAAGCTACGGAAAGCGCAAGGTTGCCCGTGAATACGCTCTTTGGCTTCGTTACGGATGTTGCGCTGCCGTTGTAGTAGATGCGAATATAATCAGTGCCGATACCTTGGTTGGGCATCTCATACTGACCATACACCTTCAACTCCGTCTTGTTGGCATAAACCTTGCCCGTCAAGAGTGTTTCAAGTGCCTCATCTGCCGCTATGTCGCTAAGTTTAAGTTCGCTCATCTCGTTTCACTTGTTATGCCTCGTGTGAGGCTGTTAAACCTTGAATCCAACTGGTAGTGCGTTCTTGAGGTTGAGGTCTTTAAGACCATCCTCAACTTGATAGAGTATCGCTTCGGCAAACTTGTCAAAGTAGCCTTGGCCTCTGCCCCACGAAGAACCCATCGCATTAATCTTTGCTGCGTATGGCACAGCCGAAAACAGCACGATCCAAATTCCGCTGTGGTACTTGGTAAGTCCGTCGTTAAGGGCTTGCTGTAAGTACTGCTCACCGATAATGCTCTTAGTTGAGCCATACTTCTGAGTGTTCGCTTCCGTTGCCGCCTCCGTATGCCATTGGCTCATCGGGTTGGGTCTGTACGCTATAAGAACTCCCTCATTGTAGATGCCTACGCCCGTGGAATCCCTCATGTGACCCATCCAAACGGGAAACTCGGCATTTCCTCCTCCGATTGGTCTGTACGGTGGAATCGGTTTAAAGGCATCTTGCACGGCGTCGACCATTATGTCAGCCACCTTTGCAAGCATCGCAGTAAGTGCAGGCTTTATTACCGCCTCCGTCTGCCCGTGCAGCCACAAACTAAAAACCTTACCACCACTACTCATGCCGTTTACGTCTTA